ATGGTCATAACGTGTACGACGTGACCACATACGGTTGATACCGTTTTGATATGTTAATGGTGCGCGAGCTGATGCTAGTGTTATTACAAAACCGTGTTCTGTAAATGATTTTGTAAAGCCTCCGCCATTGTTTGCGAATGTTCCATAACCGGCAAGTGTTCCTTGAGGTGTCATAGAAGACATATAACCAGCATTGGCTGTACTTGAACTAGTCTGTGGTACAGGTGTCATCTGTAAACGGCACTCTCCTCCTCCGAGGAATTCTGGACGTTGTAAACGAGCGTCTGGTGATGTTACTCCAAAGTGTGCTTTAATTGTTTCAATATAACGTGTACCGCTTCGCATATTTGTTTCAGCTAGACGCTGCAATGCGAATGATTGTCTTAATTGATTAATTGTAATTGTGCTAGCACTACTTAAATCTGCTTCAAGTCCACTATAATATTGTAAATTAGTATTTGGTGTAGTCGTTCCATTAAAATGAACTTTAGTATCAATACCAGACTTTTGTAAAAATCCTGAACTTGTATCTCCAAAAGCATTTAATCTTAAAGATGTTCCATCGGTTACTACTGGTGCTGTATCTCCTAGAGGAATATCTACTGGTTGTCCTTTTTGTGGTGTAGGTAAACATGAAGTAAAGTAATCATGTCTTTTACCTCTACGTAAAATATTATATGTATTTTCTAAATCTGGCCCTTGATCTGTTGGTACTGGTACTGAATCTTGTAAATCCTCTGACCTGTACCATTCATTCCATATGAGATTATATGCTCTAAATGGTAGTGCATTAACTTCTAATTGTGATGCTTGGTTTTTTGTAGGTAATCCCATATAATCATAAATTGATCCTACGGCAAAACCTCCTGCATCGCCTTGTAAAATCGGTACAGGAAAATCAGTGCTATCTCCAGGGTTTTTTTGTTCTCCCATTAAATTCTCCCATTTGTCCATAACTAATCGTGATGGTACAAAGAATGAATGGAATGTGACGTAAATATCGTCCATAATTGGAGCGATCGGTGTAGCTAGACGTCCAAATGCGGTGAAATCTGCTGTTTTTGTGTCTCCAGGTAATACTTCGTCAACATATACAGGAATTAATTCTCCTGCGTCAAATGTTGTTTTGTGTGTATGTGATCGATCAAATGTTGATCTTTGTATGTTTGCCTGTGGTACTTGGCTAAATTGTTTTTTGAATGACATATTTTTTTTTGCTGTTTAGAAATTGTTGCTGTTTGGCTAACGCCATTTTTTGAACCTTTTTGTCAAAAGGTGTCAGTGGGGACAGTTATAACGAGAGAGAACTGTCCCCACCCCCCTTATTATGAATCTACTGTATTACTATCTTCTACGTGATTAGATTCTGAAACTACTTCATCTTGAGTTTCTGTTGTGTTAGCCTCTGTGCTAACTTGCTCTGGTAGAAGTCCAAGCTTAATCGCTTCGGCTTCGTTCTCTGGATTATCCATCCAATCTAATAGATTTGTTACATCGTTATCGAATTTTTCTTTAATATCTGATGGCAGCTGCTCAAATTCTGTTTTGGCTTCTGCAATCTTTATCTGTGCTGTTGCATAATCGGTAACTTGGCTAAAATCGCCATATAATGCTTCACGATCTACACCTGGTAAAACACCAGTGCGTAATGCTCGTGCTATAACATTGTTAATGTCACATTCTTCTTTAAACTCTGATTTTGTTAAAGATGGCTGTGAACTGTAATCTGTAACTACTCTTTTTCGATCCCAAATTGATTTAACTTTGGACTCTGGTTGTTCTGTGTTTTCTTCGCTCATAGATGATTATAAATTGAATTATACCAAGCAATGCTGCGTTGGTCTGGTTTTGGTACTAAAACTTGCTCTAGTTCTCTGCGTTGTTCTTCCGTCCATCGTGGATCGGAATTTGTTTCTTTTAATGTGTTAAGGAGGTGTTTACTCATTTTTCTTCCTCCTTTTTGCCTACTGCATCAGCGACAAATTCAACATTGTTTAGTGTTATAGTCGCTTCCCTATCCTCCCAGGTGCCCAAATGATATAAGCTGAAATCATTTGGATAATTGCTTAATGGGTTTGTTGGATCCTGTATTGATGCGTTAAAACTTCTAATTGCTGTAGAATGATTAACTGAATAAAAAGGCTGAGAAAATGTTCCAGCCTTGGAATCTTTGATAGAATATATATTTAAGTTCATAATTTTTTTGTTGTTATTAATTATGAACAGCTTTTATGCACAAAAATGCGTAAGTGCTTGATTATTAACTATTTAAGTCAAATAATTGCAAATAATATTTATTGTGCGAAAAACTGTTCTTTTTTCTTTATGTACTATACTGACAGTAAGTCAAGTATTTGTGATAAAATTTCTGGTGATATTGTACCAGTGGTGAATGCCACTGCTACAACTATTAATATTTTTGGGCTAACTTTTCCGGTTAGCAACTGGCATAATAATTTCATAAGTATCGTGTGTGATGTTGTGTGCTTAATGTGTGATAAAGTTCTTTTTCTTTTAGTCGGTCATAATCTCCGTAATCTTCATGAGCTTCTGCTAATTGTTGCCTGTTTTGTTTGAGTTTTGCTAAATGTTTAGGGTTTTCTTCTTTATATAATGAATCGTAATATTTTGGCGGCTTCATTTTTTTGCCGTTAACAACTACATTATCGTCTCTGTATGTTTCGTCTTTATAATCTTCGTAAAATGCATATCCAATGCCTTTGCCGTTTCTGCCTCCTCGACTCATTGAAATATATGGCGGCAATACGCCATTGTAAATCTCCTCCTGGGTCTTTGGGCTAGCTTTGCTTTCTGTCCATACTTTGGTGCAGTATTTTGCTATATATTGTGCTGTCTGGTAATTTGCCTCTGAAATTCTCACATCACCTTGATTCTGCCAAGCCTTGAGCAATATTTGACTATCCCATTGCTTGTGACCTAGTTTTGAATCTTCAACAAGTTTCTTATCTGGGAAGTCATAACCAAATAATATTGCATGGTGATGTGGACGACTGTTTTTTTCTCCGTACTCTCCACAATGAAAAAACTTAATACCCTTAACTCCTGTGTTTTTTCTTAGACGTTTCATAAAATTCTGAAAGTCTTTTTTTACTAATGTGAATGTGCTGATTGGATCCGCTCTTTTGTCGTCAAATGTTAATGTGATAAAACAATTATCCTGGTGCTGCCTCATTTCCTTGTCACACCTTATTGCCCATTGTCTAGCCTTTTCTGCTCTACATGCTAAACATTGCCCGCATGGTATTTGTACAGGCATATCAGTATAAGCTTTTGATGGGTTAAATGTAATCCCACGGCTTGAAGCATCTCTCCAAGCTTTCAAGGGTTTGTAACAAGGCATTTTTTATAGGCGTATTCCTCCACGTGGTACCGTAGTATAAACCAAATTAAATGAATGGGTTCTATCTGCGGTAGCAGTGAATAATTTTTTACTGTTTCGTGTTCGTTTTCTGTATTTGCTCATTTTAGTTCTGTTTTATTGTTTTAGTAATACAGTATTATGTCTAATTAAAATCCTGCAGGTAATCTGCCGTAATTGTATCTATATGATTTTTTATAAGCTGTTTTTGATTTCTTATCTTTATCTTTGTTTTCAGCTATTGTGTTATACATATCTTGCATAAGCATTATTCCACCTAATGGCCCTAACTTCTTGGCTATTGCTTTAGCATTAGTTACCATGTTACGTGGCTTTTTAATATGTCCTTTATTATTCATTGTAACACTTTTAGCTGTATTTGGTAAAGTTGTAGGAAACTTTTGTTTATATTTAGGTATACCTAATTTATCTATTTTATTGCCTAAATAATAAATCGCTCCTGCTGTTCCTGCTCCAGTTGTCAGCAATGATGTTGGATTTAAACCTGTTGATCTTAAAACATCTTGATACTGAAAAAATGGATTTTTATTAATAATCTCATTAGTCTTTTCAGTACGTTTGATTTGGTTTGCTGTTGAAGCTACACTTGCTCCTGATAATACAGGGTTTTCTATACCTTGAGCCATGGCTCCTGAGGGGGTCGAAGCCCCCCCAAGTTTGCCTGCTAATATTGGGTTTAGTCCTGCTTTTTGCATATCTGCCATTGCTCGCTGATATGCAGTGTTTGACATTCTCTCCTGGAATGCCATTTGCTTATTAGCTGAACGCTGCCTAGATCGGTTTCCAAATAAACCGCCTGCGAATCCTAGTAAATCCATTTTATAGATGGTCTGATAACCCAGGTACTGAGTAAGTTGGTAATGGTCTTGCGTCTCTCAATTTAATATCAATATCCATGATAAATTGAGGTTCATTTTGTACTGCTAAAACTCTATCTATTGGAGGATTATCTTCAATAAATGTTGCATTCAGATTTGGTGTATCTGTGAAGTCTTGTGATAAATGCCATACGTCTAATGATTGAGGGTCATTTGATCTAAATTTACCTGTAATCATTGATGGTTTATATCTATACTCAGCCCATCTTTCCTGATAACCAAATACTCCATCGTCATCTGAAGAACCGTCTGCATAAATCTCTTTATTTAATACTGCTTGTTCTCCTAAATTTGCTAATGCAGGAAAATAATGATCATAACGTGTA